TCTTGCGCGGTGAAGTTCAACACGAACCCTGTCCGGTCGCCGGACGTAGCTGCCGCCTCGAAGGCGTTCCATCCTACCGACCATTGCGTAACAGGGATGGACACCGCGCTCGTACACTTCTCTGCGATGTAGATTGCCTGCGTCTGGTAGACGTAGTTGTTCTGCGCCGGGTCGGCAGCAATGACTGTCACCACCGGAGCGATGAGCTTGCTCCGGTCAACGGAATCCAGCGGCATGTTGTTCTGGTCGAGGCTGCCGTTCAACTCGCCTACGGCCTGATTGATCTCGTTGTTCTGCGGGTTTATGAGGATGATGTCGCCCGCAAGCTGCGGGCCGATGGTGTACTGGCGTGCCATTAGGACTTCGCTCCAGGCATCTTGGTGTTCGGAGTCTTCACAGTACCGCCGACGTACATGATCTTGTAACGGATCAACGTGTGTTTGTTGGCCGACTGCAACCGGAACGCGAAGTGCGAGACCTGCCCCGTGTTCACGTCCCAGCGCAATCTGGTCACCTTGTGGTCTTGGTACTTCGACACGTTCCACGTTGCGAGATTCGCCCCCGAGGTGAGCGTGGCGTCCTGCGCAGGGCCGATGCCGTTGAGGTAGTCCCCAATCTTCGGGGCCACGGTGCCTGCGCTGACGAACTCAGACGAGTAGTCAGAAGCCCAGAACAGTTCGACCTCGTTATTGCCCTCGGTGATCGTCTCGATGTCCACCGTCAGTACGCGCTTCTTGATGGTGTCGTCGCCGAAGTCCTCCCATCCGCTCTGCCACACGCCAATCGGAGCGACGGCCCCGGTGTACAGCACCGTCGCGACGGTCTGGAAGACCGTGTAGGGCATGGAATCGCCGGAGTTTTGGCGGGCTGTCCAGACCTGCAGACCCATACCTGGCGCTAAGTTGGTGGATGTCAGGCTCGGCAGCGTGCCGATGACGATGTGGCCGCTGCGGTCCGCAGCAAGCTGCGTGAAGCGCCAGTCGTTTTCCGGAGATTCCGGATACGCGGCAGACCGCAGCGAAAACTCGTTCACCGCCGGGGCGAAGACCACGCCCCGTGTGTTCTCGGTCTGGCCGTCCACGGGGAAGTGGCACCACCACTCCTTCTCCCGGTCGGAGTAGACAGCGGTTGCTCTGCAGAGAGAGTTCTTCGAAATGCGGCTTAGCTCCTTCTCGAACTTGGCGCTGACTTTGGTAACTGTGATCGAGGCCCCGCCGCGCAGACCGCCGGTGATCAGGTACACGCCGTCGAAGTTCAGGAACATGACGCCGACACCGGGCACGAGGCGGATGGTGTTCGTAGCGATGGTGCCGATGGACTGGTTGACCGTGGTGCAGGTGAACCCGTCGCCGTTTGCGTTCGTGAACACGGCGTCGATGGCCTTCTCGCGGAAGACCAAGAGCACGTCATAGTAAGGTACGACGGCCGTTATGTGGCCGCCGTCCCTCACCCCTACGTCGAAGTAGTTAAACGCAGGAAACTGTTCCGGCAAACCCTGCACCGAGTAGATGATCCGCGTGGGCGTAGCGTCCCCGCCGGCCAGCCACATCGCACCGTTCCACGCCGCGCCGTACTTGAAGCCATTCGAGATCGTGACAGAGTCCGCGAAGGTCGGGGCGGCGTTGACGAGCTCGTTGTCCGGGATGCAGTCGAGGTAGTTCCGCGTCGTGTTGTCGTTGATCTGACAGACGAAGTAGTAGACGTCGCCTGCTCCGGTCAGCCCGTCTTTCTTGTTCTTGGTGCGGTAGATGCGCCGGGCAACGGTGCCGTCAGGGCCGGGCTCGAGCCCTTGCACCATTACGCCGTACTTACGCTCGTTGGCGTTAGCAAGTAGGATGCGCTGTTCTGCCGTAGCACCGGGCGCGTTGGTGTCTGTGTACAACGTCCAGCTTACGTTGGCCGGAGCGCTGACGGGAGACTCGCTGCCCGTATCCGTGATGTAAGACTGACGGTAGGAGTAGGCATTGATCGAACCTTTCAAGGGTTCGCCGAGGCCGAGGTACTCGCCCGGCAGGAACTGCACGGCGATGTCGCGGAGGTTGTTGTTGATGGGGTCCCCGTAGGCAGTCCCTTCAAACGTCTGATAGTCCACCTGCACGCCGACGCAGTAAGGAGTAGGCGTAGGCAGGATGAACCCGAAGGGCTCGAGTTTTGCCCGGCCCCACCACTTGAACATCTCATTGGTGCCGTTGAGCAGCAACGCAAAGCGGCCGTACGGTACGAGCTGTGTGCCGGGCTCGTCCACTCTGGGCAGATGCCGACCAGTAGCCAGCACGACCTCGGCGGTGCCGGCGTTGCCTACGTTGCCATAGGTGTAAGACAGGACGCCTGCCCGCTCTTGGATGTAGTACTCCTCTGACCCGCCGTGGCGCGACCACACCGCAAGGAAGCGACAGGGGGAGCGAGCGACGATTAGCTCTGCCGCACTCAGGGTGAACCCGGAAGGCGGGTACTTGATCAGCGGTTCCCAGCCTCGGTCTTTGCGCCACCCGCCATCGGCCAGGTAGCGGTAGTTCTGTACGTTCTCCCCGGAGTTTTGATTGATCGTGTACCGTTGGTCTATGCCGCCTGCTGCTACATCGGGGAGGGCGTTCGTCTGCATTAGTTCACCCGGCGGAGGGAGGCAGGATCGTATGGGGAGAAGATGCGGCCCGTGATTCCGAACTGGCCGCGCACAATGTCAGTGTCGACGCTGTCGACGTAGCGCTTCTGAAGCCGGAGGATCTCCTTCTCGTACTTCTTCTGGTAGTTGCCCGCCTGCGCCAGGTTGTCGTGCTTGCTGTAGATGTCGTGCAGCACCTTATAGATAACCAGCTGGTGAAACTCTATGGGGAACTCTGGCGTGTCGGTCGGAAGTCCGAGGCGCGCGGGCTTGCGGTAGTAGCGGCATTCCCACTGGCGGAACTGGCGCTCGTTCGCGGCGTTGAAACCAGCCTCGCCGTCCGCACCGGGTACGAGGTCGTAGTAGAAGTCGTTGCCGATAGGGCGGGGGTACGGGCGGAAGCGGAGGTGCAAGCCGTCGTAGTCGATGTACCGCTTGTTGCCCGGGCTGACCTGTGCAAGCGACTCAATCTGATACGTGCCCGAGATGTCGGGAACGCGGACAGGGTCTTCGCTGGTGTTCAGGAACGGCATCGCAGGCAGCGGCGCAGTCCCGCCGAAGGTCACTTCACGCCAGACAGGCAGGCCGGGGTTGCGTATACCCGTGGTTCTGTTGAAGTTCTGGTTGAAGTAGATGCGCTTCCGCAGCCCTTCGAAAGGGTTCATCACCTGGTCGATGGTGTCAACGTAGCCGGGAGCTATGACGGTCACGCCGTCCCACGTCTTGAAGGTGACGACGATGCCAGCGGCAAACTGCCCTACGATCGGGAGGATGGCGGACTCGCTGAGCGCGCCGACCTTCTTGCCCCCGTCAGTCTCGTAGGCCCAGCACAGCTCGAGGTAGGTGCCGATGGGGATGGTACCGGTGCCCTGCGACAGCAGCACCGTCTCCGCCGGGGGCACGTTGCTCGTACCGTAGGGGATGTAGCACTGCGAGTAGAAGCTGGTGAAGTCCTCGCGTAGATTGAGGTCTTCCTCGCGGCGCGCGGTGATGCCACGGATTGCGCCGTACGGAGGGATCTTCCCGACCGCAGGGGTGTCCCTGTGCAGCAGGCCGAGGATCTCGATGGCGTCCGGCGGGAGATCGTAGAAGCGGTGCTTCAGTTTCCACGTGCCGTTGGTCGCCAGCGTGGTGCCCCGGAAGGGTTCGCGCAAGCGGATCGTGGTGCCATTAATCACGGCGTCGATGAAGTAGTCGCGCCCGTCGACCTCGATGATCTGCCCTTCCCACTGATAGGGGTACGAGAGCAGCGCCTTGATCGGGCCGCTGAAGACGAGGCTGCGGCGGTTGTTGGTCACGCTCACAGTCTTCGTGGTGCCGTCAGGTTGGAGCGACACGACGTCCGGCCAGACGTCCATGAACATGGTCTTCTGTGCGAAGCGCCAGCGCTTCTCAGTCCAGATGGCGTTGTACGCGTCGTTGACAAGCAGGTCCAGCTGCTCATTGTAGACGGTCAACTCCGGGGAGTAGTCCGTGATTGACTTGATCTTGTTTCGGATTTCGGTCAGGTTCACGCGTACTCCATGCAGATGCGGGCGGTGCGGGACGATTATCCCACACCACCCGACTTGTTGCTACTGTCGCGAGATCAGTTGAAGAGGCCGCGAACGTAGGCCGTACAGACGCCTGCGGCGGCGACGGTCAGGGCATAACCAATCGCGGGGCCGAGAGGAACGATGGCTGCGCCGCCCTCATCAACCTGCGTGGCCTGGCCCTGGCAAGCGCCAGCTCCGCCAGCAGCGTCGAGGATGAGCGTCTGGCCGACAGCAGTCACACCGGTCGTCACGACACCGGTCACAACGCCCCGGACGCAGACCTTGATGAACTGCGGCGAGGTGGCGGTGCCGGTCACAGCTTCGATAGCAACACCAACCACCATCTTGCGGACGGGGGCGGAGTTGAAATCAGCCGTGATAACGGTGGCCATGGTGAGCCCGCCCGATGCGTCGGTTGCGAGCTTCGCGCCGTCGAGGGCCACGAGCTGGCCCACGGTGATGGCTGTCTCCGTGAGAAACGTCTCGACCTGACGACGGTTGCCCGGGGAGACGCCGACCTGAGTCGTGCCGCCTGCCGCGAGATTTGTAGTGGTTTCCAGATACTGGATGAGCGTAGAAGTTGCCATGATTAGAATGCCTCGCCGTTGAAGAGGAGTGCGCAGCTGGCAAGATTGTCAGCGATGAGCTGACCCTTCCAGTAGATCTGTGCGGAACGAGCGGTAGTGCCCGGGATGTACTCGAAGGGGCTGACTGCCAGATCACCATCGGAGTGCATGACCAACTTGATACCATCGAAGTTGATGAAGTACATGGTTGCAGCATTACCGGCGCCGTTGACCGTGGCGTCAGGCATGAACACGTCCTGGACGACTGCGGCATTGCCGAAGGCGAGGGACATGTAGCCGGCGTTCAGCTGCTTCTCGTCGATGTAGCGTTCCTTCTCGAACATGCTGCGACGGTAGTTGGCATAGCCAGCTTCCGAAGTGAGGACGAGTTTGATCTCACCCATCGGCGCGCGGGCCGAGGTCTCGGCTGCAATCTGGTGCATGCCCCGGATACCGTTGGTGCCGAAGGCAGCGCCTGAATCGAAGATGCGGTTGAACAGACCGTTGCCGTCAGGAACCAAGGAGCGAGCGAGACCGCCCACCAAGTTGGTCTGGCCAGCGGCGGTAGGAGCGCCCTGCTCGAGGAAGCCGGTCGCAAAGGCAACGCCGTTCAGAGTCCCGAGGGAGGTCAGGACGGCGGAGTTACCGGCAACGAGCTGACGATTGATCTCGCGGCGAAGCAGACCCATGACGTTGCGCATACGAGCTTCGACGATCTTGACGATGGCCTTCTCGCCCGCGTTCTCGAGCTCTTCTTTCTTGGTGACAACGATGGGCGCGACGAAGTCAGACCACTCGTACAGAGCGGGCTGCATGACATCCTGCACCGCCAGGGAGACGGGCTCGTAGCCGGTCGCCAGCTGGGTGATCGTCGAGTGGTTAGACACAGCCAACGGGCGCTGGATCTTGATGCCGCCGTCTTCGTACTCGATACCACCAAGACGCTTGGCGAAGTCGAGGAAAGGGACGCGCTGGAAGAGTTCGTCTACTTCCCCGTCCCGGATGCTGAACAGCGTCGAGGAGAGGAGTTCATTTGAAATGGCCATTTGTCGGCCTCCTAACTGAATGGTTTGGGGAACAGGACTAAGTCAGTCGGGTGGCCGAAGGGCTCCGCTCTCCCAGTTCTCTCTTACGGGTGACCTGTTGGGGTTCCGCTGAGGCAGTCGGGAGGAGTTGCACTGCCGGCAGTATAGCACGTTTTTGTGCTGTTCAGCGTCTACTCTTTTTTCCCACGCATCCCCACTTCTTCCGTGACAGATTGTTCGGGGTGTTGGGGTCGTTCTGTTTCTCGGGGCTCAGCCCCTTCTTGATGCCAGCAGACCGTGCGCAGTAGCTGTCACCCCGCGATGTGCCCGGAGAAATAGTCGCGCCGACCTGACCGAAGCGCACAGTCTTAGTGCGCCCGGTCGCCGGGTTCTTCACGACCTTCTTGCTGGCCTTCTTCACTTCGCGCCATGGGCTTTGTGCCACTGGTATGCGGTCCACGCGTCCTTGAACTTCGGAGCCTCGGCGCTGCGCACGGCGTTGCCAGTCGAGGTCTTCATCAGAGTCTCGCGCTGTGCAGTCTTCACTGCCGTGCTCTGCTCTTTGGCGACCTGTCCCTTCACGATGTAGTACGCATCCTCGAGCCGAAGCTCGGGGCGATCCATCAGCAGACGCGCAACGGGCATGCGCATCTCGTCCGAGGTCAGGTCGGGGTGCTTGCTCTTGAACGAGTCAAGCGCGACCTGCCGGCTCTGCGTGGCGAGATCCTGCTGCAACGGGGCGAGCATCTGCTGCATCATCTGCGCAGCCTTCACGTCGATCCGCTCCTGCAGTCCCTCGTCACTCCAAGCATCGTGCTCCAACGGCTTCGATGCCTGCTCTGCTACCTTCTGTGCGAACTCTGACTTGGTCATCAGCTCGCGGTCGCGGGCCAGGGATGCGCGCTCTGCCTCGAGCTGCTGCCGAAGCGTGGCAATCTCCGTTGTCTTCTGCGTGTACGAGGCGCGCAGATTTCCAACGAGCTTGCGCCCGTTCTCCGGCAGGTGCTCGAGGATCTTCTTGTAGTCGGGCAGGCCTTTGTGCCCGCCCTTCAGTTCGGGGTGATCGTCATACGCTGAACCGATGAGCTCATCGAGGCTGATGTCTTCCGCTTCGGCGGACTGGACAACTTCGACGGGGGCTTCAGCGGCAGGTGCGACGGGCGTGGCTGCGGTATCGAGCATGATTACATCCTTCCTGCGAACAGGGTGTCAGTGGATTCGGCAGAGTCCATCGGGGCTTCTTCCTCCATGGACTCTTCTTCGGCGGGCGCGGACTCCTTGACCTTCTTGGTCAGGAAGCGCTTGAAGGTGCCGGACTTGGCGGCCATGCCGATGCGCCCCGCCAGGCCCTGCAGTCCGTTGTCGTCGGTGATCACGGTGAGGTCGATCTTCGCGTCTTCGGGCAGCACGCCTTCTTCGATGGCGTCATCGAACGCCTTGCCGAACATGGTCAGCAAGCGCATGAACTCTGGCGGAAGTGTGGACATCTTGGGCTCTGAGAAGCGGTCGTACATGTCCTTGATGCCGAACAGAGGCAGCAGACGGTTGGTCGCTTCGACCAGCGCGTTGGCTGCCTTGCCGCTGAACGAACCCTTCGGCGCGGACGCAGCGTACAGTTCGTCCTCGCTCTCTTCGACATCACCCTGACGGGTCATGGCTTCGGAACGCATCGACGCGAGGTTGGCCTTTTCTTCTGGTGACATCATGGGGACTCCTTGGCAGCATCATGGGCATGCGCCTGTTCAAGCATTTGTTTGGCGGGAAAGGTTTCAGTGACGGCCATGACCTTGTCCCCGTTGAACTTCTTCAAGTTCTCCCGGTACAGGTTTGCCGTTGCGTCAAGTTGTTTCTTCTCGTCCATCTTGCGAGAGACAAGGGTGTCGTGCATGGCTTCGCCCCCGACGTCCTTCTCGTTCACGAAGCCGCGAGCGTTCATGATCTTCTCTTCCTCGCGCTTGTTTGCAACGCGATGCCCGGCGCTCGGGCTGAAGAAGCCATTGCCACTGAGGCCGGAGTTCCAGCCTGCGTTCCACAGCGTGGTCATCTTCGCAGGCATGGACACCTGCTGTACGCCGGGCTCGCCGCATTCCGGACACTTCGAACCCTGAGCCCACTTGACCAGGGCTTCCCACTCGCCGTGCTCTTTGCACACGAAGTCGTAGATGGGCATCACACGCCTCCGATGACGGCAGCGGTGTCGGCCGAGGGGGTAGGCGCGGCCTCAGGCGGGGCTACCACACTACCGGGCGCAGCGGCCGGGGCCTCCGGTGCAGGTGCAGGCGGAGCCGCCTCGTTGAACGCTTCGGGCAGGTCGAACAGACGCACGACTTCTGCACGCAGCTTGTCGGCGGGGACGCCGAGGCCAGGCAGAACGGCGAGCAACTGTGTCAACTGCTGCTTGCGCACCATGTCAGTCATCGGAGTCCCGCCGCCGTCCGTTGCATAGAACGACCAGTCTGCATCTATCTTTTCGACAGAAGCCGCGCTGGCTCCGGACGGAGTGGCAATAACAATAGTTTCACCGTCGTCGAGCAGCGGGATGAGCATGCGGATGTACAGGGTGACAGCCTGCTCGATGGTGGCATCGCGGTCGCGGGCCATCTTGCCCAGCTCGCTTGCGGTGTACTGCATGAGCGCAGTGACCTCTGTTGCCGTGGCCTTGCTCGCCTCGCCGCGAGTAAAGCCGGCGGTCAAGCTGCCCTTCTGCAGGTCTGACTCGATGTAGTTCAGGTACGCTGCGTGGTTGCTGCTGATAGGCGTAACCGGGACCTCGGCAATCAGGCCGGCCAGTGTGTCGTTGTCGGTGGGGATCATCGCCCCGTCGACGCCGCTCGTGATCTTGGCAAGAGCCTCGTCGTCGAAGGCTCCTTCCTTGTAGATGAACTGACGGCTGTCACGTCGGACGGCGTTTGCCCAGAAGGTGCGCAGCACGTTCTTCTCGAAGCATTGGTCGTAGACGCGGGACATAGCAGAGTACCCAATCATTGGGCGGTCGGGCTGACGTGCGAAGTAGAAGGGCACGATGTTTGGCAGAGGACGCCCGTCGAAGGTCATGACAGGGATCGCGTCCTTGCTCAGCAGCTCTGCTCCGTTCTTGTAGTGGCTCGACCAGAACAACAGCTCTGAGTTGAGCAGGTCGTACATCTCGACGACCTCTATGTAGAGGTACTCATTGGGAAGTTCGGCGTTCGACGTGCCATTGTAGCTGCGGTAGCTGCGGTCGTTGTTCCTTTCGAAATCGGTGAAGTAGTCCCGTTGAGGTGCGCCCACGAACTTCTTGTTGCCGAACTTGGCGGTGGCTTCGTCGACAGACAGGTAGTACACGTGGCCTACGAACCTGCAGTCCTCCCATGCCGCCGCGTCCTGATCTACTATGATCTGCCACGGAGGGATGGCGCGCATCGCGATCTTACCGAGCAGCGTGTTGCTCTCACGCGGGGCCAGCTTCAGGAAGGAGCTCGTGTAGATGAGCGCCATGCGTGCAGCGGACTCGACCTGTGTGCGCGCGGACTTGAGGAAGTCGTTGGCGATTGTTTTCGTAAACACCGCGTCGCCTTTGCCTGTTATGTCAGGTCCAACCTCGACACTTGGGTACTTGGTGAACAGACTGCCCATCATGGACTCGATGGTCGCGTAGGCGTCTGCAGTCTCGACGCGGATCGCCGTGTCTGACACGAGGTCAATGTCGGCATAGAACTTGGTCATGTACGCGTTCTTATAGCGACGCATCCGAGGGCGTGCTTCGTCCCAGAAGTCGGTATGGTTTTGCAACGCGGCGCGCAGGAACTGGATGCGGTCTTTTTCGGTACGGGGCATGGTGGCCTCAGGGTATCACAAGGTTGTCAGTATCGGCGAAGATCGTGGCGGGCACCCTGCTTTCTGGCCTCGGCAACCTTGCGGTCCGTGATCCATTGTGGCAGGAAGGGCTTGTCAGATACCCGCACCGTGAGTAAGCACTGAAGAGCCAGCGCCAATCCGATGACAGTATCGCCGTGGTGCAGACCGCCAGTCGGGGCATACGGCCTGCCCTTCTCGTCGATCTTGAAGGAGCGCAGCTCACCGATGGTCCAGCTGTCGAGCTGTTGGATCTGCCCCCGAGCCAGCGCATCGCGCACACCCTCGAGCATGCGGGGCTTCGACTCTGCGTTGGTCGTCCAGTAGTTGCCCTTCTCGTCCGTCCACTGGGGGATCGACATGTGCCGTAGCTCTGTCACGATGACGCCACCCCATACACCGTTGGACTCGACGCACACCTTGGCGTTGTTCCACTTGCGGCTGGCGTCGGCGACTACCTCGGACCACTCGGTCGGGCTCATGGTGTTGCTGCGTCGGACATCGACGACCTGACGGGTCATGGCAGACACGACGACGATGGTGGACCAGTCACCTCCCGTACCTGCGCCGGCGTCAACCCCGATAGCGTACTTGTCCCGAGGGTCTACACCTGCGAGTGCTCCGCCTGAAGTCTCGAGGCGGATGGACTCCACGTCTTGGAAGAGTCCGTCCTCGAGCCAGGCCCCGGCCACGGCAGCGTAGGCTTGGTCGGGTGTCTCCGGATACTCGCGCCTGAAGCGGATGGTGCCCAGCTTGTTGCGGTTGACCTCCGCCCAGTACTGCTGGCCGAGGGAGTGCGGGCTGGACGGGTCAGGTTGCCAGCCGTCGGGCGGAGGAGTGCTGTACTCAGGCAGAGAGAACCACGGGAAGAAGAGGTTGATGCCGTCCACCATCCCGGACTCGATGAGCTGACGCTCGAGGTACATCGGATCGCCGTGGTAGTTGGCGGTGCTCTCGAGGATCAGCTGACCCCCATTGAGGGATGCCACGGCAGTGGACTTGAGTTCGTCGTAGCCTTCGCTGAACGCGGCCTCGGAGATCCAGATGGCAGAGCAGGTCCATGACCGCAGACCGCCGTCTCCTTGCGCCGAGGCTGCCATGAGGATCGCGCCCGTGTCCGCCAGTACCATCTCCGTGGTACTGTCAACTGACAGAGGCCGGCGCATCCACGCGGGCATCCGTGCGTAGAACCCCTTCCACATCCCGAACAGGTTCTTCGCTGACGCCAGCTTGTAAGAGAGGACCGCGTACCGCTCGGGGTCAGGGCTCGTGTACCAGAGCCAGAAGAAGTAGGAGGCTACTGCGGTTGACAGCCCGAGCTGACGGGCCTTCAGGCAGACCACGTCCTTGCCTGTACGCAGCGCTTCGATGGTCTCGATCTGCACCGCGTTCGGGCGTAGGCGGATCAGCTTCCCTGTCTTTGACACGATGGTGAGCCGGCTGATGAACTCAACCGGGTCTGCCATGATGGATGCAATCTCTGCCTGAGACAGACTCACTCAGCTTTCTTCCGCAACCAGGTCGTGACGTCGGTAAGCGCCTTGTCCTTCTCGGCCTCGAGCATTCCGGCGCCACTCTTCGACGAGAGCTGACGCACCAACTCCATGAGCGTAGTGCGCCCGAGGCAGGTCGTACCCTTTTCATCGATCTCGGTTACGGCAACCTCGAGCAAGGACCAAGACACCCCAGTGATGTCCCGCGCCTCGATCCCTTCGTATACTTTAGAGAAGCGGTTCGCTTTCGCCTGCGCTTTGGCGTGCATGTGCTGGAGCAGGGCGTCAGCTCCCGTGTTCTTGACTGGCGCCCCTGAGAACAGGGACACCACATGCGACGGCGGCTTCGGGATCATGCTCTCTCCAACTACACATAGTATAGCACGGTTCAGGGCGTGCGGACATACCCGCGAATCTGTACCCCGCTCGAGGTGTAGTAGCGCGCCGGCTTGTGCGTCCCCACTTCGTGCAGTAGCTTCGCGATGCGCCGGGCGTCCACCACCGACGGCGGACGATTGGAGTCCACGAGGTCCCGCCAGATGGAAGCGGCCGTAAACTTGTCGTTGTTCAGCGCGCGACAGTACTGCGCGAACACGGCGAGCAGCGGGTCGTGCAGGCTGAACTGGTCAGCGTCGTCGGCACGCACGGCATCGTCGGCGCGGTCCAGCCAGTACTCTTCACTCGCCCCGAAGGCAGCAACAGCTTCCGCCCAGAGCTGATCGCGTGCAGCGGCGATGCCCGCCACGTCAACGATCTCACTGCACTCAACAACCCAGAAGCGGCGGGTGCCGGTCGAGTCGATCAAGAACTGCGCATCGTTGGTCGTGCCGCAGAACAGCACGCGGCGGGGGAACTCTGCAGTCACGCGCATGTACGGCGGACGGTACTTGTCCACCTGACTCGAGAGGAATCCCTTCAGCGCATTCGCGTCGGCGCGGGTGAAGTTGCTCAGCTCTGCGATCTCGTAGATCCACGCGCCCCGCAGGTAGTCGAAGCGATCCTTCGAGTCCATCTCGAACGGCGTGTCATCGAAGTAGTCCGCTCCGGCCAGCGCCTTGAACGCGGTGGACTTGCCTGCGTTCTGCGGGCCCTTGATGATGAGCAGTGCGTCTGCCTTGCAGCCCGGAGTCAGGGCGCGCGCAACGGCAGCGACCAGCCACTTGCGTCCCATCTTGCGGTAGAGCGGCAGGTCCTGCACGCCCATGTAAGACTGGAGCCAGGTGTCGATGCGAGGCACGCCGTCCCACACCAAGCGTCCGAGGTAGTCTACCAAGGGGTTGCGCTTGTTCGTGTCCGCAGCCAGCAGCACCGCAGAGTGCACGGCGGTGACGCCGATGTCCAGGTTGTACTGCTCCGAGAGGATCAACACGACGCGCACGGCATCGGCATCGCTGAACTGGCGGGGCAACACGCCGAGGCCCTTGCCCTGGTACATGACCACGTTGGTCATCTCGTTGTACCAGAAGTGCCCGGACCACGCCGGGTCCTGCCGGAACACGATGCTGATGTTCGAGAGCAGCGGCTTCGGTCCGCCGAACCGAGTGACAACTCCGTTGGTCCGCGTGTCCGGGAAACGGGACATCGCCATCAAAGTCATGAAGTCCACAGGGTAGGCCGGGTTGCGGCTGGCGCGCGGGGCGGCCGGAGTCGGAGCAGGGGCAGCTGCTGCCGGCGGGGGTCCGGACGGGGGAGGGGGAGGGGGAGGAGTACCGCCGGCCCCGTTGCCAGGAGGGGTAGTAGGGGGAGGAGGGGTAGTAGGGGGAGGGGGAGTAGTAGCAGAGTTGAAGGAGCCGAAGTTCATGTTCACCTGGGTAGGGGTTGCATCATACGCCTCGTCCTGCTGCGCCGCCCCTTCGGCCATCGCATCGGCGACAGTCTTCTCCACTTCGGCGTCGTCGAGACCGGCAGCGATGCCCGCCTCTACGAACGCGGCTTCGATCTCGGCGTCCGAGACGGTGCCCCGCCCTCCGTACAGCTTACGGATCCGGAAGGTCTTGCGATACAGCACGTCGTGGCGCTGGCCCTCGGCGGCGATACGCACGTCGTTCGCTGCCCGGATGAGGGACACCTCTGCGTAGTTGCGGTCAGCCGTGGGCGATACCGCTGCAGCGACACCCTCCGCCTTGGCCTTGCCTACCCGAGCTGCAGCCGCTGCGAGTGCAGCAGCCTTGCGCTCCTCCTGCTGGCGGGCCTTCTCGGTAACCACATCGAGCAACCACTTCGGCGTCTCCGCGATGGCATTGCAGGTGTACGTCCACTCGTACTCAACCCCGGTCTCGGGGTGCACCGA